CCGGTATCGCGGCTCAACCAGCCCGACGCGCTCGGGATCGATCAGGCGGCGGTCAGCATTGACCAGCGCGCCATAGAGATATGCGTCGGGATGCTTCCGCAGTAGCCAGTTATAGTCATTGTCGTTCGTCAGCGCCGTGAGGCCGCGCTTGTAGCGGACCCGCACCGTCGTCGTCTGCGACGGATAGAACAGCAGCGTGGAGCCTTCAACCGTATAGTAAAACGGCAGTTCGCTTGTGCTGTAGGGATAAAGCGCCTCGAACTGGTCAACCGGGATATAGATGATCTCGTTGTAAGGCTCGGAGATGTTCTTCAGCGACGTGATCTGCCGCATGCCTGTGGGAATGGTCGCGGACCCGCTGGTGACGGCAAGCGCCGTGTCTACAGCCTCCATGTCCCGCGTCCGCAGAACACGGTTTGCTTCGGCCTCGAACAGCGCGACATATTCAGGAATACGCGACGTGGTTTCATCGGTCGGAAGCGTCGTATTAGGCTTCAACCATGCCGCAATCGCCGTTTTCAGTTCCCCATAGGTCGAGATAGCGCCATTGTCGTCCGCCACCGGGTCAGTGATGGCCGTGATGGTGACGCCGCCCGATCCGTCCGCATCCCAGATCGCGTAAATCGCCTGATAGCTCTCAGGCGGCGTCAGTGTGGCGCTGGCGCTGTAATTGCGCCGGAAGGTGTAGCCGCCGGCAGATGTAGTTGCAGCCTGCCCAAGCGCCACGAACATCGCATTGGCGTCCGTGTTTTCCAGCGTGACAGACGTGCGCGTGCCATCCGCAGCAAGCAGAAGCTGGCTCGTCGTGCTGGAACTGACTGACGTGATTGTCGTGGTCATTGCTTATGTCCCGATCAGGCCGTGACCAGCCGTCGCGTGCAGGTCATCGATCAGCGCTTTTACGCGTTCGGCTAGCTGCTGCGTGGTGACAGTGGTGGTGTCAAACGTGGTTCGCGTTGCCGTTCCGGTCGCGGTCGCCCAGCCGGTTTTGCGCGATTTCAAAACCGAAGAACCATAAAGCTGAAGCCCGTCCGCATATTTGAGTTTCATCATCAGCGACTGGCTAACGGCAGCCGCCTGCGTGACGTAAAAGTTCAGCGATGACTCACCATCGCCAGAACCCGCCGAAGGGTTCGAGGCTTCAGCAACCGCAATGATTGAACTCAGCGTTCGGTCCGAGCCGCCAGCACGCGCCAGGAACACAAGCTTTCCAAACGCGTCGCTCTGGATGACATCGGCAGGACTTGCCACCGTCCCGCGCGACTTCGTGAACGTGATTTCTGGACCGCTAGTGTCAGCCGATCTGCGTGTGAGCGTCATGCTCACGCTGCCTTCACCAAGCGCGTAGTATCCAACGGCAGCGCCGCCCGTCGCTGCCGAGAACATCGGCACGGGAACCGTGTTGACATCTGGTCCGAGCGTGAAGCGCAGCGTTTCTGTTCCCGCCACGCTCACATACATCCGGCGTATGGCGTCTTCACTGCCAGCGGTCACGTCCGTAATGAAAATTTCGTCGGATGCGTAAGTCTTCTTTGCCGCTGACGCGTTTTTGGCCGAGTACGTATGCCGCCATGGAATATCATTGGCGGCGGGTGAATCGCTCACATGGTAATGATCGCGCCTCACACCGGTTGCGCTATCGTCCCAGACCTGCTGCCCCATGTCGCCGTCGCCATCGCGGCCACCCTGCACAATGATGGTGCCAAGCGAGTTTGTGCGGGTGATGGGCGCCGTACCTGTAGCCGACGTGCCTGTGTTGAACGTCGGATTGAAAAGCAGCACCGTCTTGTTGGCGTAAGCCGCCGCACACTTGAGCTGCGCGTAATTTGTCTCCCTGTTCGTGAACTTCGGGTCCTGGAAGATCAGCAGCTCTGTCGCCGTGCTCGAAATGAACCCAACCGTCACGCTCTGCCAGAACGTGTTGGACTCAATGACGCGCATCCCTGTGCCGACTTTGTAGATGTAGACGGGATACTCAAACTGGTTGTCAAAGAACCTGTAGTTGCCGCCCAGCTCGTAAATGAACATATCCCAGGTCGAGGCGTAACAGTGCTGGCCCGAGATGAACCAGCCCCCGATATTCCCGAAGAACATGCCGTGCGTCGTAACGTCCTGACCGTCCACGATGTTGTCGATGAAGTAGCCATCGGTGGACGCATCGCCGGGGTCCGAGATCGTCCCTTCATTTCTGAACAACACGGACTTCCGAATGGCCGTTGAAGCGATGTATTCGCAGCGCTCAACGCGACATTCGGAGTTGTACCCGTTGCCCACGCCGTTCTTGTTGATCGTGAACGTTACGCCCGTCGCCGTCGCCGTGGCGTTCTGAGACACAGTGATTGTCCCAGCGCCGACGTTGATTGCCGAGATATAGGTCGATCCGCTGACGCCGGAATACGTGCCGCCCTCGATGATGTGATACAGGCGAATATCAGACAGCGAGGTTGCAGAGCCGGTTGAACTCACAAACGTGGCGTTGGTGATGATGTTCGAGCCGTTGGTTGTGTCGCCAGTTATGGTGAGCTTTTGCTCGTACTGGTTCATCCGGCAGATTTTGTGATCGCCCACAAGGCCACCAGCGAACTCACAGTCAATGAACTCGCACTGATAGCCTTTGCAGATGTTCGCCCACTTGACGAGGTTGGACCCGTTGAACCGAATGTTCCGCATCGTGATGGGTGAGTTCGGATAACCCGTCCAGTTCTGGCCATCCACCCAGCGGTTTGACGCCACCATATAGCTTGTATCGGTCGGGCTGATGCAGATCAGGTGAGCCCGACCGCCATCGGCATACCATTCTTCCTGTGTGCGGCCGGGACCGCCGCTTTCGCGCGACAGGATGCGAAGATTCTTGACGATGTAGACAGCGCCGCCGCGCAGCTTGGCCGATGTTCCCCAGGGCAACTGGATGCGCGCGGTTTCCATGTTCTGGAACGCGGTTGTGTCGTCCGTGCCATAAGCAAACGATGCGCTTGTTACCGCCGTCGTTGCAGTTGCAGAGAGGGTGACTGTCGTTGCTGACGTGTAGCTGGCGATTGTTGTAGACAGCGGCAGGTAAATTGTCGTGCCGGTCAGGTTGAGCGTACAGCCAGAGCCCGAGCCACCCGTCACCGAAACCGGATTGCTTGGCAGCGTCGTATAGACGCCATCTTCCCACAGCTCTACAGCAGTTACCGCTCCCGCAGACACCGCCGTAACCCGGTACATCGTGACGTAAGTTGAAGTTCCGCCAGATACGGTCAGCAGATCACCGACAACGTAAGACGCGCCGCCAGCGTTGACAGCCGCCGCACTAGCCCGGACACGCGCAGCACCGGCGCCCTGAACCACAATCGGCTTGCCAACGTCCGCCGACGTAAATACGCCGTTTCCGCAAAAGAACGAGGCGCTTCCCGCCGACATCACCCCCTGAGCCTGGAAGTAGACGCCATCGCCAGCAGCGCCGTAATCTTCAGGCGTCAGAAAGTCCGCGTCGCTTTCAACTACGTCTTCCAGCCACGCAGACAGCGTTTTGGAAGTTCCGCTTGTCGAAGCAATCGATAATCCGCCAACAGTCGTTCCAAACGCCGCTGCTGACGCCGTATTGAGAAGGCTCCGCCCATAGCTCTGGGACGGGGTTGTGTTATACCTTGTCCCACCCGTGGCCCAATAGAGCATGTCTCCATTAGCGGGCTCCAGAGCGGCAATGTCGGCAATGTCTGCATCTGTATCGACATCAGGATCGCTGTACGTGATGGCCATCAGACGTTCCAGTCAGCCGTGCGGAGCTTGTAATAGTCGCGGTCGTTCAGCTTGCGCTGCGCCGCGTCCCAATGGTCGGGGTTGAGATAGTCCCAGCCCTCTTCGATCTTCCACTTGTTGATGAGGGCGATGGGAACCGACGCAGCCCGGCGCAGCATCTTGTCCTTGTCCGTGGACCAGCCCGCGTTCTGCCGCGCCATGTTGCCGTTGTGGTCAAGGATCGGCTGCACATCGGCATACATCGCGAACTCACGCCCGATGATGTTGCCCTTGGCGTCGTGCTCGTAGCGGACAAACCAGTGGCAGCCCGCCGCCGTGGTCATGAATGGCCGGAACCCCGAAGGGATCGGGACCGCTTCATTCGTTTTCTGCATTCTCTTCAATCTCAACAAAGCCTCGGGCCTCAAGCCCGCGCGCAATGGATCGTTCAAGCGTCAGGACCGTCCCGCGCTCGTGGTAGACATCGCCCTTGCCTGGGATGTGAATGCCCGTCGAAATCTTGCCGTCGCCCGCTTTCAGAATGCGGGCCTGCACCGTCTCGACCGGCTTCTCGCTCCGTTTCCGTTCAGCAGCCGCCTTGGAGGCAGCCTCCTGAAACAGCTCATCGCGCTTGCGCTGGATGGCCTGCTTCACAGTCTCTTCAGAGGCGTTCTTGCGAAGGCCCTTGATGCCAAGCGCACCGGCTTCCATCAGGAGCGCCTTCATGCGTTCGGCCGCAGCAGATTCGACCTCTTCCGCTGTTTGCAGCGTTGGTTCGGTCATTGATTTTCTCCGGGGGTCAGCGGTGGGGGAGCCGGGTTTGGCTCCCCCTTGTCGCTACTATGTGAGGTCGCGGATCACCGCGCCTTGCTTCTCGTTCTTGCAGATGAGCATCTTCTCAGCGACGGTCATCCAGCGCTCGTTGTCGCCGTTCTTCGCCAGCTTGACGGTCTGAACACCCGAGTAGGTGCCGACAGCCCAGCCGCTCGGATCGATCAGCAGCACGTCGCGGGTGAGGCCGTAGGCGTGCGGAATGAACGTGATCGGGCCGAAGTCCGACACGTATGTATCCGCCGCGCCGTAGATGGTGGCCTGCGACGAACCCGACACCGTGGCGCGAATGTCCGCAATGCCGGTGAACGCCGACGCAATCTGCTTGTGCGTGCCGGACATGTAGGCCTGGGAGTACTTGGCGCCGTTGGTGAAGCCGGTCACCAGCACGCCTTTCAGAAGCGTTTCCGTGAACGTGCGCTGCGTGCCGTTGCTGGCCGCAGACACAACGCCCGCCGAAGCCCAGCCGCCGGACGAACCGCCCGAGCCAAGCGCGTCGTTCGTGGCAACCCACGCCAGCGCGCCAGCGCAGCGACGAGGGGTCGCGCCGGATTCCGCGTTGGACGCGTAGTTCCCGATCATGCGGGCTTCCATGTCGCGGCGAAGTTCGATGCCGCGGATCATCTTCTGGTAGTCCATCTCGTCTGCGCGGCCGGCACGGTCGGATTCGAGCACGGTACGCGAGACAACGCCGTCCTTGCGGAAGATACCGGCATAGACCGACACGCGGGACGGCTGGATGGCCGCCGTATGCGTGCCGATGTCGTCGCCTTCGAGCTGCTGGTTGGTGGCGTCAGGCGCCGTCAGCGACTGGATCTGCCACTCGTGCAGGACGTTCTTGACCTTCTGCTTGCCGATGTTGGAGGTGAACGGGGTTTCTTCCGGGGCAACACGATAGATCGTGTCTTCGAGGTCCTCACGCTCACCGACAACGGCGGCTTTGAGGAGTGCATTGGTTGGGGCAGTCATTTCCTGGGTTGCTTTCTATCCTCGCTTCAAGCGCCTCAGCTCCATTGCTTCCTCAATGGTAAGCGAATGCTTCGAGTTGAGCGCCTTGATGCGTGCTTCTGACGATGAAGGCCGCTGCCCCTGTCCTGCGGGTGACGCGGACGGGCCTGCGGGCTTCGGCTTGGGTTTCGGCGTTTCTTTCGCCTTGGCCTGTGCTCGATCCCAGAGCATGGCCTTGTAGGCGACTGATGCCTCAAGTGCAGAAATGTTGCGGATCTGCTCGGACGGGACGCCCCGTTCATGCAGATAGGTCATGGTGTCCGACCAGCGTTGCTTGCCTTCCTTCGGATCGGCCAATTCTGGCGCGACCTTGGGCAATAGCGCTGCCTGCTCTTCTGCGAATTGCCGGAACCGCATGCGCTCGGCTTGGGAGAGCTTCTCCTGCTTGCGCGTGTATTCGAGCTTTTCCGCCTGATAGCGGGCAATCTCGGCGTTGTAGTCTTCAGGACTTGACGCCTTGAGCTGGGCCGCCTGCGGGCTGTCCAGCCAGTTGTCCCATTCCTGAAAATATGCCGCTTCGGACTCTACCTGTTCGCCTACCGTCGCAATGACCTGATCGAGCTGCTGAAGCTTGGCTTCCGAGGTCTTGCGAAGCGTGGCCGCTTCCTGCATCGCCTTGGCTACGGCTTTCGTTCGCTGCTTCTCGTATTCCACCACAGCCTTCTGGGCGGACGGAGGAAGCTTGGCGAAGTGGTCCTTGCCATCGGCATCCCAAAACTCAGGGGGCTCGATTGCCGGCTGTTCCGGTTCGGCCTGTTCCTGTTCCTCGCCCTCCTGGTTAGCCTCAATGGGCTCCTCTTGGGCGTCGTCAGCGGCTGGGTTTACCGCTTCGGATTCTGCTGCATCGACGGGCTCGGCATCGGCCTCGGTCGGCGTTTCTTCTTCGACTTCGACAGGCTCCAGCCGCGTCTCGCCTTTGGCGCGGCGTTCCTGATGGAACTTGACAGCCTGTTCAACAGACAAAGGGGCGCTATCCGCCACGGGGGCGGTTGTAACGTCGGTCATGTTTTCCTCTGGGGTTAGTCCGCTGCCCGCCGGTTGGCGGCTTCGCGTTCAATCGTGCCAGTATCGACAAAGCTCTTGAGCTGCTTCTGCGCATCGTCCAGCGCACGCAAAGCAAGCAGCGCCAGCCACGCCTTGTCCGCGCTGTCCGCGTCCATCAGCTTCTTCACCATGCGATCCCGCACGCTGGCAAATGCCTCGTCCGTTACCTCAAGGGCTTCCTGTGCGAATATCGCCCGCTGGATCGCGCTCATCCTGGATCACCGCCCATGTGAACAGGGCTGGACGCATTGCCGCCCCCGCTCGCCGATCCGTTCGGCGTCGGCTTGTCATAGTACCCCCGCATGACCTTGGCCTGCTCGATCTCGCGCTTGAGCTGCATCTCCGCCTCTAGCTGCGCCCGCTTCAAGTCCAGCTCCATCATCATCTGGCGCTCTTTGAGGGCGAACTCGCGCTCCATCTTCTGAATGTCGATCTGCGCGCTTTGCTGTTCCGATTGCGCCTTGATCTGGAGCTCGGCCTGCTTGGCCTGAGCCTGAACCTTGACCTTCTCCATTTCGGGGTCTTGCTTCGGCTCGGGCGGCGGGGCCTGCTCGGGATTGGTCCAGAACGCTTCGGGCTTCTTGAACCCTGCCCGCGACGTGCCGCGCATCAGAAGATTGTAGGCATTCTCAGCCATCACAAGCGGACCATTCAGCCCGCCCTGCATCTCCACGATCTGGAACATGCGGTCCATGATCCGGTCGATATAGGCCAGCTCCATCTCGCGGCCGCCAGAGCCGACGCCAACCTCGATCACCATGTCCGCACGCTCTCCGAACGTGCTTGGATCGATGTCCACTGGGGCTGAGCCGTTCAGCCGCAGCTTTTCCCGCCGCGTGTTGTGCGTCCGGCTCAGCGCGTGGATGTTGAGATACCAGTCCTTGACCAGCGTTTCCGCCAGAACGCGGGCGATCATCCTGACCCGCTTTTGCGCCATGGTCATAAGCGCCTGGGCGCCCTTGGCCGTGTCGTGCAGCGTGTCGGGATTGAGCCCCTGCGCGTTCCTGACCACGCCAGACTTCTGTTCGGCCATGGTCGAGACGTACTCAAGCGCCATCTGCACGTCGAAACCAAGCTGGCCGGCCTGGATCGGGTTCACCGCGCCCGGCTTGCGGACCCGGATCGGCATGCCCGGCTCGTTCCGCAGCACGTCATCAACCGTGTTCTCGCTGGCCAGATCCTCGGCAATCTCCACCCGCTGGTTCATGGCGAAATAGCCGGAATCCAGCATCATGCGCACGAGCGCGGTCTTGATCTTCTGGATTTCCAGCAGCTTGTCAGCGAGCGACTGGCCATAAAAGCGGTGGGTCTGGATGAAGGGCGTGCCAACCGCCAGCCCAATGCGGTTAACCTGCCGCTTGTCGAGAACAATGTTGCACTGCTCGTCCGTCTGGACGCGCCAGAGCTCGGTCTTGCCGTCCTGATTGCCGTCCACCCTCACCCAATGCTTCAGCACCTGAACCGTGCGAAGCTGGTTGGTCGAGCCCTTGTTGCTGGCGTCGCTCTCGTCAGCGAGGTCGCGGCTCAGTTCGGTCTGCTCATCGCCCTTGTTCGGGTAATCCGGCAGGCGGGCGACAATCTTCGGGTCAAAGCCCTGATCGATCAGGCTTTGCGCACGCGGGAAGCTACGAACCACGCAATAGGTTGCATCTGCAATGTCGATCGTATCAGGCGCAACGCTGAGATTGTTCGGGTCGATGTTGGCAGATTTGATGCAGCCGGCATCGTAAGCCATGGTCGCGCGGACCTTGAACAGCTCAATCCCGTCAGGACCAGCCCCGAGGCTTTCCTGCTCCTCAATCTGATAGCCGTCCTGCTGGAGAAGCATGAGCTGGGGGGCGGAAATCCCCTCAAACATCTGCTCGTCCAGCTTCTCCTCGTCCTGCCACCACGTTTCGATGATGCCGGTGTCAACCTGAAGCGCATCCTTGAAGGCCGTGTATAGCAGGCGCCAGCCACGCAGCTTGCGGAAAGCCACGTACTGCACGTATTCCATTTCGGCGCGGGCTTGCTCCTCGTCCTCATCGCCCTGTGCGTCGAAGGAGGCCACGTCCTCCCCGCCCGTGAAGATTTCCATCAGGTCAGGCAGGATCGTCTCGATAGCGTCGGCAACGTCCGTGCTTACCGCTTTGGAGCGGTTGGGCAGGCTCGGAACGTCCGTCATCTCGCCCTTGGAGTATTCCAGGGCCTTGCGGCGTTTCTTCTCCAGCTCCGAGCCGTTCTCAAACCCGACGCTGTTAAGTTTTTCCGCCTTGAGGATCGACAGAAGCTCCTCATCGCTGAGCTTCATGTCGTCCTTGTCGTCCGGTTCCTTCTCGTTCTCTGTCTCGGGCGCTTCCTGTTCGCTATAGGCCATCAGACAGCACCAAAGGTTGGAAGGTCGAGTTTCGGTTTGGCCGGGTTGATCCGGCTATCCAGCCCCATGGCCAGATAGCGGAACGCGTCGGCCGCGTGGCTCGTCCAGTCGTGGAACGGCGTTTCCTTGAACGTCTTGCGCTTCTCATCGAACTCGCGCCGGTACTGGCGCAGGCATTCAATGCCGCGATTGGTCTTTTCCTGATCGAAATAGCAGCGCGGCAGGATCATGCGGACAGCGTGAATGCCATCCTCCACCGTCTGCTGCGGAATGACGTCAACCCGGACACCCAGCTTCTCCAGCGTCTGCCGGCGGGTTTCGCCCGTGCCAAGCTCGCGCGCCTCAACGTCGTGCGGCAGCAGATGCTTGGCGTAAGAGTAAGGTTTGGCGTCCAGCTTCTTGACGATGGCTCCCAGCCCCTCGCCGGAAACTTCCAGATAGTCGATCACATGGATTTCCCGGCCAGCAACCTGGATGAACCAGATCGCGGTTGCGTCATCGATGCCGAGGTCCCATGCCGTGAACACCTTCTGCGTCGGTTGCCACGGGACGTTGCGAATGCGCTTGTCCGCGTCGATCAGGCGGAACTCTTCAGCGTAGAACGCGCCCTGAATGGCGGCGTCAAACGAGCATTCAAACTCCTGCTCGTACTGGTCAGCCGTCATGATGGCGCGGGCATCCCGCAGCTCGCTTTCCGCAAGCAGTCGGGTTTGCGACGCCTTGAACATGAATGCTTCCCAGCCCTCTGCCGTCTTTGCGTATTCGTAAAGCCGGTGAAACTCGTTGCGCCCCTTGGGGGTGCCGATGAAGATTGCCCAGCCAGCGCGATCAGCCAGCGCAGGGCGGATCACCTCAACCCATGCCCGTGGGTCCATGTCCCCGAACTCATCAAGGATCACGCCATCAAGGTAGATACCGCGAAGGGCGTCGTAATTGTCCGCGCCGAAAAGCTGGAACCTTGCCTTGTTGGGCAGATCCGCCCTGAGTTCCGCTTCATTGACCGTCGCGCCCGGTATCTTGAGCGTGAAGTCTTTCACGTAGTCCCATGCCGTCTGCTTGGCCTGCCTCAGAAGCGGTGCGATGTAGGCATAGCGGGGGCGGGGCTTGTCGCAGCGCAGGGCTGCATCTGTGGTGTCGGCAATCGCGCCAACTGTCTTTCCACCCCTGCGATGGATGACAGCAACGCGGAAGCGGGCGCGGGACTTGTGGAACTCTGTCTGCCAGGGACGCGGCCGATAGCCGAGATCAATCGTCGGCACGCGCCACGCCAGTTATGACCTTGATGGTCAGATCGCCCCCACCCTCACCAGTAACCTGCATGGGGAGCACTTTGCCGAGGAGAGCAAGAAAGGGGCCGGGGTTTGCTGCGGCCTGCGCTTGCAGGTATGCGGTCATGCCGCCCTTGCCACCCGCCCCCTCTGCTGCCTGCAAAATCGCATCCTTAAGCAACGCTGTGGTCCTGTTGGGCATTCCTTTCGGCCTGCCCGGACCAGCTTTGCCTTTTCCGATTTTCGGCGTTTCTATATCGGCCATTGTCAGGGCCTCGCTGTGCGATCCTTACGCTAGGTAAGGTTGTCGCGGGTTATGTTAGCTGACGGCTGCCGAGAACGGGGTGGCTTCGCCGCCGGTTCCAGTGAGAACGCCCCAGACAGCCCAATAGCCAGCCTTGACGTCCTGCACGTAAAAACGGTCGCCGCCGATCTTCACGCTGCCCGACGTGGTGCGGTTCAGTGTGATGGTGTCGGAGGCTGCGACACAGCCAAAAGCCGTTGCCGTGCCGTCTGCGTTGTCCACAACCGTCAGGGCGCCGCTGAACACATCGGTCGCGTTGGCGACCTGCACCTTGTGGCTGTTGGAAGTGGCGACAACCGTGGTCACGAAGCCGTAGATGTTGCCGGTGCCTTCAGCCGCCGGGAGGGTGATGGTGGTGCCGGCCGCCGTGTCCAGTTGGATCAGCTTGCCAGCATCGTCCTTGGTCAGCGTGCGGGCGGATCCGCCAGCGGTCATCTGGTTAAGCGAAAAATTCAGCCTGTCCAGTTCGAGATTGCGTGCCATGGTGAGTTATCCTTAGACGGTGGCGCTGAAGCAGTCGGCGGGGTTCGAGCCAGCCGGAACAAGGAGCTGGCCGCGCACATGCCAGGTGTCAGCCGCAAGGTCGATGAACTGGACCCAATCACCGATCTGGCCGCCCGTGGTCGTGCCGTTCAGCGTCAGCGTGTCGTCCGTGCCCGTCGCGGCATAAGCCGTCTGGGCCGCCGCGTCATTGTCCAGAATGTTCACGGAACCGCGCATCACGTTGGACGAGTCGGGAACCTTGATGATGTGGCTGTTTGTGTTCACAGCCGCGACAATGAAGGTATAGACCGCGCCCGAGCCGGTTGCGTCCGGCAGGGTGACGGTCGAGGCCGCCGCCGTATGGCTCAGCGTGACAATGCGGTCATCATGCGTTGCCGCCGTGATGGTCAGGGACGTCGCGTTGAGGTTGACCATGCGCGCCGCCGTGGAGGCGTTGCGAACGGCAATTTCCAGTTCCGCGCGCGTGATCTTCTTCCCGCCAGACGTGCCGTCAGACACGTCCACGATATAGAACAGATCGCCCGTCGCAGTGTTGGCCCCGGTCAGGGCCGTCAGGTCAGATACTTTCGAGCCCATCAGGCTGCCTCCAGTTCCAGGTAATCGCCATTTTCAAGGAGCACATCGTCTCCGCTTTCCAGAAGCACGCTGTCAGCGCCTTCCAGAACGGTTTCCTCGTCCGCAAGGAAATTGCCCGTCACTTCCACGGTGGCGGAGGCCGCGTAGACGGAGCAGTAGAGCCGCACCAGAATCGGGACACCGCCCGGTTCCAGCGCAAAGGCTGTTGAAGACGTGAACGTGCCGTCATCCATCGTCACCCAATTACCAGCAACGTTCTGCTGGATGAGGATGGTGTTGGCGCCGGCCATGTAGATGCCGACAGAGCAAGGCCCGAGCACGGTAAGGGTCTGGGTGAACTGGTCCACCGCAGAGAAAGTCTTCTGCATCATCCCCTCCGGGGCTGTTATGTCGTGATGGTCTGAAGCTGGGTGTCAGTCAGCGCGCTGTTGAAGACGGCGACGCGACGAATGAGGTTGCCGGACCCGGCAAAGCTGGCGCCGTTGTTGGATCCGAACTGGAATGTGGCGGGGGCTGTCGGGAGCGCGCCGCTGACGTCCTGAGTCCCCAAGGACGTGTTTACCGCCGTATTGAAGTCGTTCGTCTTGATCCGGCCTGCGATCTTGTAGGTTGCGCCGGCGGGGGCCGCGACAGCAGATGGGTTGGCGGCAGTCGCCCCTGCGGTTCGCGTGATGACCCCGGCCAAATCAGCCGCCCCGATCAGAATATTGACCCGGTTGCTGGCGTCGAAGTAGGGCTGGAAATAGAACTCCGCCGCGCCCGTATCGGTGCCACGATAGATTTCTGCCCAGACCGTGTAATCGCCGCTGATGTTGGCCGTGCAGGTTATCAACTGGTTGGTGACCGTGAGGCCGGTTGACCCCATGACCAGTTGTCCGCCCGTCACTGACCATCCCGGCGTATCTGGGATGATGCCAAGGTCACGGCTGGCGTAGAGAACGCGGTTCTGCGTGAAGTCCCAATAATCGTAAGGCGCTATTCCGCCGAGATAAGCCGTCGCCTCTTCCAAAAAGTTCGGGCGCTGGACAAACGTGCTGTGTGCACTCTGCCGGACGTGCGGCCGAATGGGTGAGTAAATACGCATGTGAGGCCTATTTGCCCGGCGTGATCCACTCGTCGCGAGGCTTGAGAAGATTCAGGAAATACGTGCGATGAGCCTGTGGGGTCGTGTCCGTGATCGGAACGTCGGACACGGCCAGGTGAAACCTGCACCGGCCATCATCGGGGCAGTCCGCCGAGAAAAACACGTAGTCATTGCGGAACCGGCGGCGGAGATGCTGCCACCCGGCCTTGCGGGCCATGTGGTTGCGCTCGTTCTCCAGCGGGTAGGTTCGGTACAGCAGTTCCAGCTCGCTTGTCCCGTCCGGGTCCGGCTGGGTCAGGCACTCCACCACGTAGGTCAGGCTGGCCTCAGTCTCCGCGTCCGCTATCCATCGTGCATCGGCCATGGCGCGGAGCGCGTGCTGGGTGAACATTGACCCCCGAAAAGCAAAAGGCGGCTCCCGAGCAAGGAACCGCCATTCTTGGTTTCGGAAATTGGTGCAATTCACGTCGCGCGTCAAGCGACTTTCCGTTGATCTTTCAACTCGTAGTAATCCACAACCGCGTCGAGACCTATCCGTAGTGCGTCGAGATTGCGCGGCATGTGGCCTTGAGCGAGTTCCTGCACCGCGCGCCATGCCTGCCGGGATGCGGCGCCCATGCGATCCGGGCTCAGCCGGAACCGCCAGCGGACTTCCCGCAGGACCGCACGGCGCAGCTCGTTGTACGCCGCGACATACTCCGTGGCGATGTCGGCCGGCAGCCCGCCCCCGGCGCCGGAGCCCTGAACATAATCCTGGAGCTGGCCCGAGACGATGCGCGGCAGGCTTGAGGCCATGGCGAACAGCTCATAGATGCGCTTGGCCTTGCGGGCTGCGTGCTGCTGGTCTGCGTCGATGCGTGAGCCTAGCAGGGTGATGGGGCATTCCAGTTCGCCCCGTGCGCTGGCGCTGCCGAGGAGCGCCTTGCGACGCTCCATAACCTCCGCCGTTGGCCAGACGCTTTCATCGATCTCCTTGCGAATGATCTTGCCGCATGGATGGCGCTCGGCCATGTGCTTGCGCGGTCTGCCTCCCTTGCCCATTATGCATCACCCCCAAACCAGCCCTTGTGCTTCACAGCGCGGACCAGTCCGTAGACGCCGGCAAACATCAGCCAGAGCACGCCAAGCAGCCAAAGGAACCACAGCACGTTGAGCGCGAAGTCTCCCAGCATCAGCCAGAAGACGAACGCGCCAACGATGACGGCAATCGCTGAAAGGATGATCCTGTTCATGCTTCCTCGCGCTTCCGGGGATGCAGAACACGCGCCCAGAAATCGGCTTCGGTGTTGGAGGGCTCGACAACCTCGTGCGTCTGTCCACCGAACAAGGCGAACTTGGCGCGGCCGGTCTGGTCCTTGATGACTTCAGCGGTCGGGGGGACCTTGTCGATGGTGACTTGCGCAAGCTCGGTGGCGTCTAGGACGGCCTCAGCGTCCACGACAGGCGCGTAGCCTTCGGGTTCAGCCTCAACTTCATCCGGCTCATCACGCAGGACGGCGCGGTCCAGGAGAGTGAAGTCGTCGGATACGCGGTCGGGGTTATCCATCGCGTTCAGCGTGGCGATGGTTTGCGGAATATGGTCCCCGCTCTCCTCCGACGCGGCGGGGGGCGCGTCACGCAGCTCATCTGGGTGGACAGGTTGAGCCGGAGATTCTAGGGCGGCGATGGCTGTGTCGAGATCGTTCAGCCTACCGCAGTAATAACTCCCGTCAGCGATGGCGCGGTGGTATTTCTCATCCATCTCCGCGCGCTGTTGCTTGAGTTCATCGATCAGTGCCATTGTCTCTGTTCCTTGTGTCTGTTGAATTACGCTGAACGCTTGGCTCGTTGGGCGCGCTGTAGACCTTCCTCCGCCCACGGATGAAGTCTTGCGCGATTGGTTGGCTGGTTCGCTGGCCGGTCCAGCATCGTCACCAGATAGGTCTGGCAATCGGGGCAGTAGGTCCGTCCGTCTGTGGGCGCTCCACATTCGTAAGTGTCGCCATCGCGGAATGTGATCTTGCGGCAGAACTGGTTTGGGCTGCGCTTTGCAAGCGGGTCAAACGCAACAAGCTTGGGCTTTGCAAACTCGTATTTGCGCGTCCGCCCGCGAATGCAAAGCGTTGTTCCGTTCTGCCCGATCTTGGCGCAGATTTCGCGCGGGACATTCTCGCGACACCATTGCAGGGCTGCGGCTTGCGTCACGTTCCAGGCGCGTGATAGCGCAAGCCAGCCCTCGCCCTGCTCTGCCGTCTGGTATGCGTCCTCGATACGCTTGCGTGCCCACTCAGGGCGATCTTTGCGAAGGGGCTTGCTCATTCTGCCACCTCCGCAAACGTCTCCACCAGCGCCTTGATCTCGACGCGCACAGAGGGTTCATCAGCCCAGCGCTTGCGGATGGTCAGCTCGCAGACTTGCGCGTCATCCTTGAAGGCGATGCTGTTGAGCGCATCGAGAACAGCTTTCGCCAAATTATCAATATCTGGACGCTTCGTCGGATAGGTCAGCCCTGCCCGCATCTCCGCGCGCTTCGTCTTCGTGGCGGACTTCGGAATCTCGAAGTATGCCACGATGGCAATCGACACAGGGCCATCGATCATCCGCACGCGGGCAATGTTCGCCATGGTGCGGATGAGGTTCTGGTATCCCTT